GAGAACTTCGCGCCCTCAGTTAGCAGCGCCACCCGGTGAGCGTTGTCCGTGCCGGAGTTTGCTGCCCGCCATGCGTCCCGCGCCCGCGCTAGCCCCTCTTCGGAGAGCGCCCCGGGAACCTCAACGACAGCGCCCGGAGTGGCCCCGTTCGCAAAGAACTTCGCGCCGTACTTCTGAGCGGCCAGAGACAGGCCGATCGTTTCCCGCGCGTAGGCAATGGGGCTCACGCCCGTGAAGTCACCGGGCATCATCATGCCGGGAATGTGCAGGATATCGCGGGTGGTGAACCAGCCTAGGGCTACTTCGTTGCCGTCCTGGTCTACGTCCCAACAGTCGAAAATCTTCCGGCGCTTGCCGTCGATCATGACCGTGTGAACGCGAACCTTGGACGGGTCCACCACGTCTAGCGCCACGATGTCCGGGCCAGACCACGTAATCACGATGTACGCGTTGCCTTGCAGCAGCAGCGAAAGCACCACCTGAGAAACCAGGTCGATACGGCCGATACCACCGGGCTCCGCTGTCGGGTAGTCCAGCCACACGGGCGACTTGATTTCCTTGCGGACTCCGCCCCGACGCGAATACGTCGAGACAGGCAGCGTGGCAATCGTCTCCGATAGCAAGCGGACACACCCGAAGACAGCGGACACCGTGAGCGCGGAACCCGCGTCCACCTGCTCACCGCTGTTAGCCGTGTATCCCGGAAAGGGGAACATCTCGCCGGAGACGTCATCCCACATACGCTCTTCGGGCTCAGGGGTCTTCTCGCCCCGGAACATTCGCGCCCATAGGCCCACGGAGCCCCCCTAACCCGACCTACTCAATTGAGTAGGTCACCAGTCGTCATCGAATAGGTCAGACGTCCCGCCGTAGGCGAAGGCCGTCCCGTCGCCCTTTAGCCCGGTCGCCACAATCGGCGCATCGTGCTGAATAGGGCCGTTCTCTTCTCGCCACATCACAGCGCCGTGAACGGCAAGGATCATGGCGATAGCGAGGTCAATCTTTCGGCGCGAAGCGGCGTATTCCTTCGTCACGCGTGCGCCGTTTTTGTCCTCGCGGAGAACCGCGTTACCGACGTGCCGGGCAAGTGCCGGGTTACCGTCGTGGGACAAGCGACCATCCCGCGCAGCGTCGTACACGGCCTGAGTAGCCGGGACCATGCGCTTTAGGGAGTTCGTCGGGAAGGCTTCAACGGGATGCCCGTCCGCCTCAAGGTTGTCTAGCGTCTCTTCCCAGCGGTACGGGTCGGCAACAAGGTTCCGCACCGTGTACGTGTCCAGGGCCATATGTAGCGCGTCCCGCACGTCCGCCATGGGCACGCGCCAGTGAGCGTCATCCGCCGGAGCTTCCCAGTGGCCCAGCACGAACACCCGAAGGTCTTCAATGCGGCAGGCGACCAGCGCCGTAGAGTCACCCTTCCAAGAGCCGTCAAAGCCCAGCACAACGGCCGAACCGGGCTCTAGGGTGTCCTCGGTCGCAAGGGAGTCCCACAGGCCGTGAGGCAGCCACGTAGACGCGCCACGGACGAACTGTGAAAGCCGGTAGATCCGGAAGCTAGCCTCACTGCTCCGCTGAGCGGCAGCCTTGAAGTCTTCCGGGTTCAGGATGTCGTAAGACGGATTGCACACCCGCCACACTTCGGGGTCGAGATGATCCACCGTGTCCCCGATGCGCGGACCCCACGACCGGTAGAACAGGGTTGGGTCTTCGGCTTCGCCGGAGTTAACGCGCTCCCCCTGCTCACACAATGCGGCAAAGGGTCCGTCTGGATCAGGTCCGGCAGTGGAAATCACAAGGAAGATTGGTTGATTCCGTGCGGCCGATCCAAGGGTTAGCGCGTCGAACAGGTCCGCCGACTTACTGAACGCGTATTCGTCCAGCGATACAGCGGAAGGGTTGAGACCCTGCTGCCGTCCGGCATCCGCCGAAACAACACGGTAGGTCGAGTCTTTGAAGCGGATCACGTCCCGCTGAACGTCGCACACAGCGCTGAGCTTCGGCGAAGCATTCACCATCTGCTTAGCAGCGTCGAACACCATACGTGCCTGGTTACGGTCGTTCGCGGCGGCAATGATCTGTCGCTGAGCGTCTGCCCGATCGGCCACTAGGTGGTAAAGCATGATGGCTGCCGCAAGCGTGCTCTTGCCGTTCTTACGGGCCACGCACACACACAACGTGCGGTGCTTACGGACCCAACGGCCGAACGCGTCACGAACCAGCGCGTAAGAGTCAATGAGAAGAGTGCGCTGCCACGGCAGTAGCTTGAACGGCCGTCCAGCGAAAGACCCGGTGAGGTTACAGAACTTCTCAATCCAGTTAGCGACCCGGTAACCCTCAGAGGGGAACGGGGCATCCGCCGGAATGTGCCGCGCGATCACGGGGTCAATGCCGGTCACGCGCGCTCACCTCTTAGAAGTCTTCGGGGCTCAGGGCCACCTTCCGGGCTTCGGCGGCCACGATGCCTAGGCGCATACGCGCTTCGGGCGTGAAGCCGATGACGGTTTCAATCGCCCGGAGTTCCTTCTCCGTCGATTCCACGTACCGCATGGCGGGGTGAACGGCAGGCTGCCCGGTACTGCCCACGGTCATAAGCCCGTCAGCGTCCACAGCGCCTAGGAGGGACGCGCGCCTATCGTGAAGCTCGCAGTACCTCAGGATGATGTTCCGGTCTGTATCAGGGCTGTACGCCCCGCTACCGGCTTGCCAGACTGCCCGCCACACTTCCCGACCCGGGGCCGCTAGGTGGGCCGGTACGCGCGGAGCACGCCCCTCATAGACCACCGGGGCCGAAGGCTCAGCAGCCGTGTTCGCGTTGCCGGTCCGTAGATCCGGGTTCTTCGCTCTGGCCACTTAGCACCACCTTCCGGGGCTGTTAACAACCCCTTCCGGGAGGCTTTCTCAGGGGGCTTACATGGGGCTTGCCCAGGTAGCACAGCGCGACCGGGGCAAAAACGGGCTTGGACCTAGCGTGCGTGTTTTGAGCTTGGGCCGGGATCGCCAGCGGGCAAAGTCTCTGAACTTTTCCGAGACAGAATGTCCGAATTGGTTTTCTCAGCGGCTCAGCTCAGAAAGGCGGGCGCTTAGCTTGAAAGTCTTCCCGCGTCTTCGCCTTATGGCACGCCTTGCACAGGGCTTGGACGTTGGTCTCTATGTCCTCACCACCACGGGCAAGCGGGATCACGTGGTCAATGTCAATGCCACTGGCCAGCGTCCACAATCCGCAGCGTGCACACGAACACTCGCCAGCACGGTTGACCGCAGTACGCATACGGGCAGCAGCATTGTTGCCACGCGCTATTGCCTCACGCCTCTTGGCATGGGACGCACGTGAGCGGCTGGACTCATAGGCCCTGTTGTGGTCAACACACCTACCCCGGTGCGTAGCCCACCCCCTACATTCAAGGCACCGGGTGCGCATGAAATCACCCTGCCTGACAGTAGGGAAGGGACCTACTCAATTGAGTAGGTCGCATGGGTAGCCACCCCCGGACTCGAACCGGGAACAACACGGGTCTAAGCCGTGCGCCTCTGCCATTGGGCTAGGTGGCCATACGCCCCGACGTCATGGCTTGTGGCCAGCGGACACCGGGGCTGTTGCTGACGTGGCAGGTATCGAACCTGCGACACCCGGGTTAACGGCCCGGTGCTCTGCCATCTGAGCTACACGCCAAAGCTTTAGGGCTACTCGCTTCCCGCTTACCCGGTGACTAGCCGGGAAGGTAGGGCCGGTTTCACCCAAGGTGCAGACAGACATGCCAGTCATGGCCTTACGGCCCGCACCGTTGAGCCCCGCGACGGATTCGAACCGCCGCCCTCCCGATTACGAAACGGGCGCTCTGGCCAAACTGAGCTAGCAGGGCAAGCGCTTCGTACCGGATTCGAACCGGTGCACACCCGCTCGACAGGCGGGCGCTCTGACCACTGAGCTAACGAAGCATGGTGCCCACGTCCTCAACCGCCGGAGAGTAGCGGGATAACGTGGGCTTGAGGGAAGGCACTCGGTCCGCCGTATGGGACTAGCCCGGAAGGGTGCGCGGTATTCCTCCCTCACTTAGGGTCTAGTGAGTCGATTGCCCCTAGGGAGTCGATTGCCAGGGGCGGGGCCGGACCGGTGCCGGTGGGGCCGGATGACGAAGTGACGAAATGACGGGTGCTCCGGTATCTCCGCCATAGAGCTTGTTTAGATGTTCTATGGATGGAACACAGCTAATAGTCACTTCGTCACTTCGTCATCATGATGGTTACTGAGGGTCCGATTGCTAGGAAATTGGTTACAGAATGCGCATGGGCAATCCGCCCCCGCGTGCCCGCGCTGAAATCCCGCTGAGCACGTGCCTCACGCACAGTGCACACCCGCTCACGCTACGCGCTTGAGCCACTACCGGGCATGTGCATGTCATATCGGCAGACAGAGAAAAGCCCCGCCCGGTCATCCCGGTACGGGGCTAGTCCCTACTCGTCTTCGTCGTTGGCGTCCGGGTGGACCCAATCAAGCTCAACCCGTGGCGTGACGTCGTAACCGCCCTTGACCCGTCCCCGGTGCGCGCTCTCCGGGGGCTTGATGGTGAGGCGCTGGACGAAGAGCGCCACGAAGGCCCGTCGGTCCTCAAGGGACGTTCCGTGCCACCACGAACCCTCGCCGATCGGGTCGCCACCCTCGCCCGGGTGCAGCCACTCGTCTAGCGGGAGATCCACCGTGCCGGGCTCCGTCAGCTCTGCCAGGCGCGCGCCCGCAGCAGTGATCCGGCCGTCTATGCGACCCTTCGCGGCCTTGAACCTCTCCCGCCCGGTGCGGCCTTCGTAGAGACCCGCCTCAAGGTCGTCGTAAAGGTCGTCTAGGGCTCTCTGAGCGTCTGCCCGCTCCGCCACTAGGGCCGTGCGCTCTCCGGCTGTCTCAGGGGCTTCTAGGGCCGCAGCGAAGACCTTTGCCGCCTCAGTCACGATGGCCAGCGTTCCGGGTTGCGGGTCATCGGCCGTCGCGTCCTGGATCAGCGCGAAAATCCGGCGCGCTACGTGGTCGTCTAGGTGGTTCTGCATGACCGCGTTAAGGCCGGTGTGTTCTCCGGCGACACTCGGCACGCCGCTACCGCGCGAACACCGGTAGACGGGCTTAGGGCCGCTTGTGAGCCCGGTCATGGGCCGACCGCACACGCACGTGAGTACCGCCGTGTTTTCGGCCGTGCGGAGCCCGCTGAGAAGCGTTGCGTTGCGCGCCACGCCTACGCCCTGGCCCCGACCGTCAAGCCACTTTTGCAGTTCGTACCATTCGGCCACGGGAATGATGGGCTCAGCGGCCATGAGGGGACGTCCGTCTTCGTCGCGCTGAATCCGGTACCCGGCAAGCGTCCGGCCCTTTGAGCCGTCCGCCTTGAGCTTGTAAATCGGGTCTGCCCGTATCCCGGCAATGATCGGGTTGCGAAGAATGCCCTTGAGCGTGCGCACGGTCCACTGAGACCCGGTGCGTTCCTTGCCGACGTTCTGCCCCTTCGTCGGTACGTCCGTGGCGTTCATGAACCCACAGATGAACGACAGCGAACCCGGGTTCTTCGCGTTGGCCCGTGCCGTGGCAGCGTCCTTATGGGCTTTGATGGTGGCCCAGACAGCGCGGAGGTTCGCGGCTTCGTCTTTGTGGTGCACTAGCCGCATAAGGTCCAGCTTGCCGACAATGTAGCTTTCCGTCGTGAAGCCGTAGGGCGTTTGTCCGCCGAGCCACGAACCTTCGGCCTTCTGTGCGGCCTTTACGGCCTTGACCTTTTGCGACTTGTGGGCCGATTCCTTGTTAACGGCGTCAAGGCGCATGATCAGGTAAATCAGGGCCATTGTGTCGCGGGGCGCAAACGTGCCATCCATGAGGGACACGATTGTCACGCCTAGCCGGTGCAGTTCGGTCACGATGGGGATTGCGTCCATGACTTCGCGGCGGGAAAAGCGGCTGACGTCGTACACGATAAGCATGTTGAACGCGCCGGACCGTGCGCCGGTGAGCATGGCCTCAAATCCGGGGCGTTCGGCGTCCGGGTTCCATCCGGAAATGCCAATGTCTTCGTAGTGCCGGACGAAGCGTGCGGCGCGCTCTCCGGCCCCGGTCTCGATCGCTGCCCGCTGAGTGAGGGGTGAGGCTTCCGTCTTGTTCGTCTTGGCGGACGACTGCCGGACGTAGCCGGACGCGACGACTTCGGACGGGTCGGCAAGGAACGTGCCAGGAACCGGGAAGGTGTGCGGAGGGACCACGGGTCTCCCTAGGTAGCAGGTGGACCCTTGCGGGGCCTCACTTACCGGCTAGGGAGCGTGTTGCCTACCGTGATGCCGAAGTGCGAAACCCGAAGGGGGTCCACACACTAGCACTACGGTTGCTGAGCCCCGCACGGCTTGCCTGGTCAGCGCTGGCGTTGCCGGTCACCACGAAGGCGGTTTTCCGGCCCACACCGGGCAGCGAGACAAGCTCAGCGAGGGTCAGGGGCACCATGCCGCCATGGTCCGCCACCAGGGCCGTAGCGAGGCGTACAAGGGTGCTGGCCTTCGCCCGGTAGAAGCCGGTAGGCCGGATCAGGTCTTCAACGTCGCTCACGTCCGCGCCCCAGAGATCATCCGGGGTCGGGTACTTGCCGAACAGGGCAGGGGTCACCTGATTCACGCGGAGATCCGTGGTCTGAGCGCTGAGCACCGTTGCGACCAACAGTTGCCAGGCGTTCTCAAAGTCAAGCTCACAGTGTGCGTACGGGTAGACCTCAGCTAGCTCCCGGTTGATACGCCGTGCCTGCCTGACTAGCCCCGTGTGCGTCTTCGGAACCTTCGCCTTCGTCACGGGTGCACCTTGCCCGCCCGTACGCCCTGAGACTCAAGAATCTCCGCCACTTCGCCCACGGTCTTGCCGCCCGCTAGCAGGCGTTCAACCTGCCTCACCACGGGCTCAAGGGCTAGGGCACGCTTCGCCCGCCGATACTCGTTCGTCTCGTCCCGCCGACGCTTGGCGAAGGCTGCCGGGTCCGCTTCCCGCTCCGCGTCCCGTAGCCGTTTCATGCGATCCGCGCTGCTGCCACTCATGCGGCCCAGCGTAGGTCACGCCCCGGTGACGTGGCCCAGGTCGAGTCATCCCGTGGTGTGTGGCCAGCGGCGGGCACGGTGTTTACGGTGGATCGCATGGACAGCGCTAAGAGACTCACCGGGTGCCTAAGCCGGGCGGACGCTAACCGGCAATGGCATGAGCTTGCCGAGACGTTCCGCAATCTCCGGCGACCCGAAGCGATTGCACGGCGGAAGTACGGGGCCGG